AAGAAATATTATGGAAAATTTGTGATATAATCAATTCCTGGTATGACGATGGTGATGAAAATTCACAGATACGAAAAGTGTTATTTGAAGAAATTGTTAATAGTGTCGTACTAGTAGATGGTATTTTAATTCAGAAAACACATGCTCAACCATCTGGAAATCCGTTAACTGTAATCATTAATTCTATTTTTAATCAAATTGTTATGCGAATGTCTTATTTACTTGCTAAAAGAGCTCAAGGTATGCCACTTATTTGTGATTTCACTAATTTTATATCTATGGCAACCTATGGAGATGATAATGTTTTGAATATATCACCTGACATAATAGATTGGTATAATCAAGTGACAATTACAGAACACTTAAGCACCTTTGGTTTAACTTATACTGATGAAGCAAAAAGTGGGAAATGTGTACCTTTTCGTTTGTTGAGTGACGTTAATTTTCTTAAGAGAAAATTTGTTAAGAATGAAAGTGGAACTTTTCTTGCACCACTTCTGATTGAAACTATTAGAGATATGTGTAATTGGGTTCGTGGAAAAGAAATTATTGCTTCAACAATAGAGAATGTTAGTAATGCATTACGTGAATTTGCATTGCATGGGAAAAAGCAATATGAAATTGAGAGCAAATTGATCAAAGATGCTCTAGAAAAAGAAAAAGTGACTATGAAAATTCCTCTTTATGAAGAATTCGAGTCATTTTACTTTGATCAACGAAAACAGTAATGTTTTCAAAAACTCCAGATACTTTGTATCTGAAATGTGTGTGATCTTGCTTTTTAACGATTAGGGACTGAAAAGTTTTAAAGTAATGCTACACATTGGTAAGGCGTCCTTATTTAAGGATGGAGAGCCGCAGCAGCCCTGCATCTCCTATTGTCCCAAGCTTTCCTTGGACAGGCGCAGTTCTTGGAAAGTTAATACGCGTCAGCAATTCTAATACAATTAATCAAAGCGAAGTGACAACGCAAGAAATGTCACAAACAGTTGAAACATCAAAATCTAATGTTCTTACAACTGTAGAAACTACATCTAACGAAATTTCTGATGTAGTTGCAAAATCTGATTTTCAATCAACAGTAGATATGGATCAAACACAACATGACTTGAAGAGTATTGCTCAGAGACCTGTGTTGATAAGAACTGGAGAAGTGTTATCTACTTCCACTAATACAGTTTTTGGCTATGATTTAGCAACAGCTAATAATATGACAACTAGTACTGTTCCAGGAATAATTACCGCATTTACTATGCCTAATGATTTACTTAGTGGAAATAATCCAATATCACGAAAAACTGCAGATTTTAATTTTCTAAAAGCAGATATTAATTTTATGGTTAAAGTTAATTGTCCACCTAATGTAAGTGGCGCTATGATGGCTGTTTATTTTCCTTTAACTACTGGAGTTGATCTTGATTTCACTAATCTTACGTTACAAGCTTTAACATCTTATCCTTGTAAGATTCTAGATTATTCAACTGATACTAGTTTAGAAATGACTGTTCCATATATTAATCAATATGATTACATTAACAAATCACAATATACACTTGCTAGTAACACTACTTACACTCCAACTTATGGTGCTATAGCTCTTTTCAATTTGCAAACACCACTTAGTGCAAGTAGTGGTGATTCTGTTAGTTATTCCGTTTTTGCTAATTTTGAAAATATTGAACTCGCTCTTCCAGTTAAAACACCTCCAGGTCCTGGAATTGGTCCATTTATTGCTCAATCCCAGGAGATGGTAAGAAGAATTCCCGGGAAAAATATTATGTCAGGAGATTACCAAAAAGATAACGTTAATTTAAGTTATACCACAATTCAAAATGACTTTTCAAAAGTTTCTTTTGATAAAGAAGAAGATACTTTAAAATATGTTTTAAGCCGAGAGAATGTTATTGGAAAAATTAATTATGATGCAAATAAAGATATTAACAATAGCGCGTATTTAGGTAAAGTTCGATGTTTTCCTAAAAGACCAATTGCAAAACAGGGAGGTACAAAACCAATACAAATGGGGACTTTTGACTACGTAAGTAATTTATTTGCTCGTTACACTGGAACTGTAAAAATAGGAATTCGTTTAATAAAAACAAAATTCCATTATGGTAGAATAGCGGTAGTTTTTGATCCGTTTAATCGATTGGCTGAGTCATCAGAACCAACATCAGCAACAGACTTGTTATCTACGAATTATAATATGATTATAGATTTAAATGCAAACGACGGTAAGGAAGGAGGATCGAATTATTATAGTATAAATGTACCATACATTAATAATGCGGGCTTTTCTACTATTGGGAGATTTAGTAATTCACCTATAACAGGAGCAGATGGAAAGATGCAATCATATTGGGATCCAACAATTATTCAGACAGGTCAAGAATGTTATAACCCTTATTTGCGTTTTTATGCACTTACTAAATTGGGTTATTTATCTTCAGCCGCAGATACTGTTCCTATTTTTGTATCAATTAGTGCGGGTGATGACTACGAATTGACTGTGCCAACTGTACAGGTTGCTAATTCACTACCAGCAACTGATATAACAAATGAACCGTTTTATTGTCAAAGTTCATTGGATATAGTTAAGAAAACTTCGAAAACATCTGATGACTCTTTGTTGACTTGTAATGGAGAAAAGATAGTTAGCCTTAAGCAAATTGCGAATCGTTTTACACAACCTAAAGTTTATAATAATTATAAATATCTACCGTATACAATATATCATCCAGATGGAACGATTTATGAACCTAATCATCCTATTGACGCTAAAATACCTATGGGATGTACTTTATCTTTATCTATAAACACGCCCCGTGGACACAAATTATCTAATTATGAAGCTGTTGCGAACATTTATCGTTATGGTTATGGGGGTCGGCGTTATAAAATATATTGTAATTCTAGTGACAATACGACAAGAATTATGGCAAGATTAATTCATGTACCTAATTTTTCTGGTTTGGAACCTGTAGAGGATGGAGTAGATTTTCCTTTAAAAGGTTATGCGTATGCAGTAGCGCCTGCATCAACATCGGCTACAGCTATTCACGGACAAATGCATGTAGTGAATGGCATAAACAACATATTGGAAGTTGAAAGACCTTTCTATTCTAATAGAAAGTTAATTAGTAATAGATTGCCAACAACAACCTCTGAAAATGGAAAAGTAGACGAAGTCTTATTGCAAGCTATGGCCGTTACTTACCAAGGTGTTACAGAAAGAAGTTTAATAGGATCATATGATAATGGTTCATATGGCGGTACTCGTGTTACAGTTGGACCGGGTATTGTTACTTCGAATCGCCCGACTATCTCTCCTAATAATGAAAATAATATCATTATGGATATGGGTGAATTGATGTGCTTTGAAGAGCGAACGTTTGATACATCAGATGCTACTAGTGCCATGAACTATGGAGAAATTCAGAGAGTCACAGTTTTAGAGGCATTAGGAACTCAAGCTGGTTTTACGTTCTTGCAAGCTCCACCGTGTGTTGTTTTCGGATAATAAACAACAAACAATATTCACACTTTTTGTGTGACGACATCTTAAATGTCGATTAAGTATGTGTACAATTCAGTATACCGGTGTCTTAAACATCGTTAAAATAATCAACCTTATATATAGAAGGTGGTCGGATAATTTGACAAATTATTCCCTAACTTAAGTGAACCACCCTCTGGGTGGATTAGTTTATTTTAGGTTCAGCCTTCAATATACCTCACTTAATGAGGTGTAATTAATTATGTCACAATGTAATTAGTTATTAATTAAAGTCAGAGCTTAATTATTG